GTGTATTAGGGTTACCCCATTCTCTTTCCTACCCCCGATTGTAAACGTGCTACCTGCTTTTCAATTTAAGAATAGCAAGTACACTGTACCCCCGTCAAGGGGGATAATTACATTTGCTTTTTATTCCTGCTTGCATGGAATATGACCATCTGTTTAAGGGCTTCACTTTGAGTCATAGCCATCCGCTTTGAATAATCACGAACATAATCGGTGACAATCTTTGGCCACCGAACATGATATTTTATTTCTTCTATATTTTTATCTTTCATAGTTATATCCACCTGGGGGTGTGTTGATCCTCCTTGGTGCTGTTGGGACAAAAGTAACCATGCCATTCTTTGCCATTTTTATCTATCCCGGACTTCTCGACCATCTTAGCATTACACCTGGCACAAAAGACTTCTAAACTGGTTTTCTCTTGAGGTTTATGATCGGTGGCTTTTTCGCCATCATCATCCTCGGAAGGGATAAAGAGCATGGCCTGAAGGGTGTAGCGTTTGGCGTAGGTAATGGCTGATCCTAGGGCTTGAGGGTCGTGATCTGCTTTGACCGCTACCCTCATTCGAGACGAGATAAACTCCCCGGATTCATGGAGTAGGACAGTCTCGACATAATTACCGTTCTCATCAGCGTCTTCCGGCTGTAAAATGGTAATGCCGTTATCATTACAGGGTTTCTTACAAACTCTCATCACTTCGCCTAAATCAGCATAAGTGCTGTGATAAAAGGGATTTTCCGCTTCTTTCTTGGCGGAGCCGATTTCCTTTTGGGCTTTTAAAAGTGCCGGAGCAATTTGTTTTATACTTTCTGATGTCTTCATTTTATTTTTAGAATAACATTTAACTTTTGACTAAATTCGGTCACTAAATCACCGACTTCCGAAGGTTCGGCTCGGTTGTATTTTTTGGCGAGGTCGACTGCACTCTCCATTATCAGGCGTTTTGTTTCATACCGGGTCATTTTGGTTGATAGTTTCATTCTCTGTTTGAAAAATCTAACTCCCTTTGTGGATCAATATTAGTCATCCCAGTATTACGCATGAAGTCAAAGCCGGATCGTTTCAAACCTTCAACCTCTGCATTGCATGAGTAGTAATAATTGGTAATGCCAAATTCTTCGTCTATAAGTTGGGGAATGGCTTCGGAGGGTAAATTGTCTGATTTGCTAAGGACTTTTTCTTCGGCTTGCTTATAAGTCATTTGTTGATTGAATTAGTAATTGATCTAGTCTAGCACCCCAATGTGGGGGTTGTCAACAAGATGATTTGAAGTAAAATAGAACAAGTGGTCGGAGGTCAAGATGGCACTTCGTAGAAGTAATGGTGAAGGTAGTATCTGTTTCTCCGAAAAAGAGCAACTCTGGATCGGTCAAATTACCCTGCCTGGTGGTAAAAGACGACGGAAGAGATCAAAAACCCAAAAGGTCGTCAAAGATTGGCTCCTGGTGCAACGTGAAGCGGTTAGAGACGGTTTAGTGGTAGAGGATGAAAAAGTTACCCTGAATGAATTTATAGACCGTTACATGAATGATGTCGCCGCCCATACACTAAGACCGAAAACACTAGAAGCCTATCACTCTCTTATAAGGGTGCATTTAAAACCCGCTCTAGGGCAGATCAGATTAAATCAACTAAGACCCGCTCATGTGCAGAAATTCTACGCAGAGAAACTTGAAGCTGGTCTGTCCCGAAGAACGGTCCAGTTTATTCACTCCATCCTAAGAAAAATACTTGATCAGGCGTTGCGGTGGGGCTTGGTAGTCAGAAATGTAGCCGATCTAGTCGACGCTCCTGTACCCAAACGTAAAGCACCGATAACTTGGAATCCTGATCAGGTAAGAAAGTTTTTAGAAACAGTCAAAGATCATCGCTGGTATCCGATTTATGTGCTGGCTCTTTATTGCGGATTGAGGGAAGGTGAACTGTTAGGTCTGCACTTTGAGGATGTCGACCTGTTACACAGTCAGATTCATGTCCGGCACGCCGTCCAGTATTTAATCGGTGGGGGACTGGTGATCACCGAACCGAAGACCGATTCAGGCAAGAGGACGGTGACTATTCCGAGCTTTGCTAATAATGTCCTGCTCGAATATATGCACCCATTGAAAAGGAATCAGGGACTCATTTTTGTCACCGGAAACAACACTCCCATTTCTCCACGGAATTTGATCAGGCATTTTAAATCTGCCCTGAAAGAAGCCGGCCTGCCGGAAATAAGGTTCCATGATATGAGGCATACCCACGCTTCTCTATTGTTAGCCGCCGGAGTCCATCCTAAATTAGTTCAGGAACGGTTGGGACATTCACAAATCAGCTTAACCTTGGATACTTACACCCACGTTATTCCGAATATGCAAGATGGGGTAGCCGAGAAGATTGACGATTTGTTGAGATAGCGTATCAGTTAAGTATCAGTTACGTTTTTCTTATTAGAATTATTGGTCAGAGTAGAGGCAATACAAGCTGTTTTGTAGGCTTTTTAGACGTATTTGACAGGTTAAACTCATTAAAAAGGTCGAAGGATAGACTCTTAATCAATGGGTTCAGGGTTCGAGTCCCTGGTCGGTCACCTAGATATGCCGTTTTTTAACTAGATACCCCCTATATGTGGGGGTGTCTTGTTTTAACCGTATCAATAGCGTATCAGTTGAAGGATGGTATAAATCACTGGCGTAAATCCCACTCCTGAATAGAATCAATTTTAAAATCTATTCGGGAGGGTATTTTGGCTATCACCGATCTACCTGCGTTCATAAAACTCAACTATGAAATCCATGAATGGCGACACGCTTCAGCTATCTTAAGCACAGACTTTCCCCATGAGTGGGATGATATTATTGCTGTTCTAACTGGCTTCCGCCTAAATAGGAGTTTTATATCTGTTGGTGGTGGCAACCGCTCGCTGGTATCAGCCTCGATTGATGGCGGTTTCTATGAAAGGGGTTGGAGAGAGACCAAGTTTGACACCAAAATCGTCGTTGATCAAAACGAAATCCATTCTCCAACCCATCAGGTAGATAACTATAAAAACAAGATCGCTGTGGAGGTTGAATGGAATAATAAAGACCCGTTCTTTGATCGGGATTTAAACAACTTCCGCCTTCTTTTTGAGCTTCGGGTTATATCGGTTGGGATTATAATTACCAGAACAGACGCTCTACAAAGGATATTCAATTCTTTGGGACGTGGTGCTTCTTATGGAATGGCGACCACCCACATGAGTAAATTAATCCCCAAAGTTGAAGGAGGGGGAGGTGGTGGTTGTCCAGTCTTGATCTTTGGAATTAAACCTAGCTTATATGTAGAGGATTAATTGGATTTTCCCATTGGTAAGTTTTCGACAATTTTAGCTGATCCTCCTTGGAAGTTTGATAATAAGACTGGCAAAATAGCTCCGGAACACAAACGCCTGTTCCGCTATCAAACCATGACCAATGAGGATATTATCAATTTTCCTATTCAAGATTTAGTCGATGATAAAGCTCATTTATATTTATGGGTTCCCAACGCTTTAGTTAGCTTAGGTTTAGATGTAATGAAGGCATGGGGGTTTACTTACAAAACTAATTTAATCTGGTACAAGGTCCGCAAGGATGGGGGACCGGATAGACGGGGAGTCGGTTTCTATTATAGAAATGTGACAGAAATGATTTTGTTTGGTGTTAAGGGAAGAATGAGAACCCTGCAACCAGGTAGAAGTATGCCGAATATAATTATCTCTCAAAAAAGAGAACACTCCAGAAAGCCAGATGAGCTTTATCCGATCATTGAGGCTTGTTCTCCCGATCCTTATCTTGAATTGTTTAACCGTGTCCCTAGAGATGGTTGGACGTGTTGGGGTGATGAAGTTGGTGAATATGAACCAAGGCAGAGTATTTATACAGGTAAAAGGTAACCCCCTCTACACTCCTTCGGAGTGTCCCCCCAGGGGGACGGATTTTAAATTCTAGAATATAATTAGATCAATGTCTGATTAGTGCAAGAAGGGGAACCATGAGTCTAATTACTTGTTCAAAATGCGGTTATACATGGGCTGGAGATCAGAGTCCTATTTGTTCAATGTGTAATATAAAACATTGGGAAAATTATGCAGGCTTCATTAAACCAAAACATGATCCTTCGATATTACCTAATCCTATGGATCGTGATCGTTCAGTAGTTACCATGGACTGCATTACCGATAAGGAATTATATATAAGCGAACTTGCCCAAAAAGGTCAATATTATTATGACACCATCTATAACAATATTACTTGTGTACTCAACCAACCTTTGGGAAATACTGCAGGATCTGTAGTGCCGGCTTGGAATGATTGGCCGACTAGAGCATTGGATGCTCAAAAAGTAGTGGATGTTTTCGGGGATGCCCACGTCTATGCAGTTAAATATTCAACTGTCAATTACGAAATAGCATCTGGCAGACTTGTTCAGGCCCGGTTTTGCAGTGTGAAAGGTTGCATCAACTTGGCCGTTCCACCAGCAGATAAATGTATAAGACACTAAAACTTCTTATTGTTGGCTTTTTATTTTCTCTATCTCCATCTTGTAGTGTAATGCCAGGCTCTTATCTACTCTGAATGCTGTCCACCGCTTATCGAGAACATCTTTAGGATAGTCATTCTTCCATTTGTTTCTAAGAGCTTGGAGTTTGGATTCTAGTTCTTCTATTTTCATCATGCTTTATTGTAAATATGCTTAGGGAGAGCCAGAGTAGGAACGTACCCCCCTTACCCCCCAGAATGATTGCTTAATCCGAAAACCACGATTGTGTAAAAGGGGGACTTGGTGCAACTCCTTGGATGTCCTCACTCTTTTAATCCGTTACTGCTTGAGGTGTCGCCCTAAGCTAGTATCGCTGTACTTCTCAATTTTTATAGCGGAAAGCCCTTTTTAAACCCATCCGCTCTAACATTGAGGGGATAAAAAAATCCCCGTGGTTTAGGCACGGGGATAAATTTACTATAGTAGATAAATTGTATCACATCAGCCTAAACCTAATGTTTCTATAATCAGAATAATCAATTTGAAAACGACTTGCAATATGTAAAACGTGATCAAAAAAAAGCCCCCCAGCTCATGAAAAATCAGTCACCAAAGGGCATAGAAAATATAATATCATTTCTTGCCATCTCTTGGCAAATGGCGTTTTTCACACTCTGGCTTCCTGACCACTGGTAAATTAGCAAAGGGTTTCTCAACTGGTTTAGGTAGTTTAATTCTCTCCACAAATCAGGTTATGCTTTTTTAAAAGCATTGTCAAATCCACTCACAGGAACCAGTTGATTATCCAACCACCACATCAAATCACTCTCACGGATACGGACATTCCGTTGAATTTTGATGTGCGGTATCTTCCTTCGGGATATCAAATAGTAAATTTTCGCCTTAGATATCTTCAGATATTCGGCAACATCTTTTACAGTCATAATCTTGTCCATTTTTCCTCCTGAAGCTTTCTGACGATCATCTCCATGTAGGCTCCGACAATTGCTTGTCTCATTTTTACTGGCATTCCATCGTTAAAATCCGGAGTCGGAAATGGTGGCAAATCTTCGAAGGTCAAACCCTGTCTCATCTCAAACCTCGTTTGGGTGATCTCGGCCAAACAAGGCTCACAAAAATCTGATAGATAAAAACGACATATTTTGCAACTCGAATAGACTGATATTTCTTGTTTCATAATTTCCTCCACGGCAGAGGTTGGTGATCACTGCCGTGAATAAGCCTATTCAGCTCTGTGGTACTTTTTGCACTTTTCGCAATAGTGCAGTGTCAAAGTCTCACTCGGCTTATCATCTTTCGATGGTGGGGATATGATTGTCGCCAACCCTTTCCCAACGTCTCTCAAGATGATTTTGGCTTGTTCTTTCACTGACATATGATCACCTTCCTCTGCCTGCTTTAACGGGACTAACATTGCCCGTTGTAGCCTAAACAGTCGGTCTGGTGTTTGTTTCCTCTACATGCCTCCTGTTGATAATTTCTAATGCGTCCCTGACCCGAACACCCCTTTGTCTTAAAAGTGTTTCCTTGAGGTCGTCAAGGTCGGATTTATTAATTTGATTGACACTGGTTTTGGTTTCTTCGATGTGAAGCACCCGGTCTTCCATCTGTGATTCACTGACATGTCGTCGGATGATACATTCCCTTCGCTTTAATCTTTGGATCCAGTTACCGATCTCCAAATACTGCCCTCTGTCGCTTTCCATCATCGGGTGTTGTCGGTCATTGAGAGAGGGGAGTTTTTGCAGGGTAGGGTCGTACTTGAATAACTGCTGGGCGATCTCGTAAGCTTCGTTAAAATTGGCCATCGCAAAAGAGACAATGTTTCCCAAACTCCAAATATGAGGGCGAAGTTCCTCACTCATTTGGGCCAATTCTTGTAAGACGATGTAGAGCTGTAACTTCCGGCTTCGATATTGAGGGGAGAGTTGGGACAGTTCCACCGCCATACCCGGAATGGACAGAAGAGAATAGACCTCATCCAGGATCAAAGAAACAGGTTTATCACTCGGATCAGCAGGTCTCCGGCGTTTTATTTCAGCTAGGATCAAGGAAAACACCTGGGTAAACAGATAGTGCTGACTCTGTTCCTGACCGATCAATTTAGCCCCGTCAATGATGATCATCTTTCCGCCTTCGATCGCTTCCTTCGGTGTCCACCCGGGACGGTAATAACCCAAGCGTGCTTTAATCTCCCGAATGTCTGTTAGATTGAGCAAAGCTCTAAGAGCATAAGTTCTCATTTCCCTCTCACCGGATTTCATATCCTGACTCAAATATTCGTTGTTTAAAAACCAGTTAGTTTCAGGCACCTTTCTGCCGTACTTACTCAAAGCTCTGCGGAGGATGTTCTTATCCACCATTAATTTCTTGGTTTCAGTAATCTGCCATGTCTCATTGGGATCAACTTCGTCATTGGTGATTGCCGTTAGTAAACGGAAGAAATGGGGAGCGATTTCGTTGACCGCCAGTCCTCCCAAGATAGGAGCGTTTTGAATCAGGTGGGGAGACAGTTTACTTAAGTTTGAAACCACCCGTTGAATTTGATCTTCGTAATTCCCACCGTATAAGGGGGAAAATTCCGGCATGGGGACGACCCATTCCGTATTCCCCAACTGATCATAGACGATCCGTTTTAAAAGTTCATTTCTATAAGCTGTCGGCTCGCTAGCAACCATCGTTAGAATCGAGTCAGTGATCGATCCGGACCAGTCGAGGACAAAGATGGCTCTATCGGGATATCGTTTAAAATACTCGACCAGGTGACGTGCTAGACTGGTGGTTTTACCCGTTCCCTGCTTGCCGATAAAGAGAGTTCCCATTGTCAAACCTGCGTCAAATAACTCGTCTTCTTTAGCCGAAACCATTGAGGTCGAGACAGACCGGGGGCCGAAAAACAAGTGATTGAGGGTCTTAAGATTGAGCATTGGTCAACGGGTAGCTTTTCCCGTCCTCCCCATAAATATAGATAGGTGATGACATTTGCTGGCCGATAGGGATAGATTTGAATGTCTCATAGTCCACGAAGTACACCGGCAGATCGGTAGGCATGGACTCAAGGGCGAGTTTCTGGACCCTCTCTCTTGAAACGTCAATCACGAAGACCAGAAAACAGTCGGTTTTAAATTTCGTATTAATCTCCCATAAGTGATTGCGGTAGGCGATCAATTTGCTTTTCATCTTGTTTGAATACTCAAAATCTTTTTTGGTTGAAAACTCGATCAAAAGCATTTTCCCATTGGGATACCATAGTCCCGACTCCGGAACTGCCCCAAATCGGGTAAAGTGTCTTTCTTCGATAACGATGGCGGAAGTGTTGGATCGCCATAGTCTGACTAAAACTTCAGTACACCCAAGCCCATGTTCGACTTTGAGAAGATGATCAGGGTGTCTCACTTTGCGGGGACAGGCGTAGATCAAATGCTTTCCGTATTTAGTAGCAAATAGAGACCGCCCCCTGGTAAATTTGTTCGCCCATTTACTGACTAAACGGGGAAGGATTGTCTCCGTCCGGCGGTGTCGTTTCAATTCGCCCGTCAACCAGATAATAAAGTGTTCTTTGGTTGCCCAATGGAATAATTGAGACGCTTCCAGATACTTTTCTTTTGGTATGGCGTAAGTCCTCATTTTTGCACTCCTTGGGTGGGGAGGAAACAATATCCCGTGTTTTTGCTCCACACATTAAGCTATCAAATCGAGATATCTTTTGCAAACATTACAGCAGAAGGTTGAAGGCAAAAACTACCAATCCTACCAAAACAATCCACCCACAGACCAGGGCAAATCCGGCCACTGCTTTTGCACCCTCTCGTATAGTTTGACTATTAGGGATTCCGATAGCCTGTCCATCGGCAACCCAACTATCGGCGATCCGGTCAATGGTTGTCTCCACCCCCAGAAAGATACTGGTGATGGCAGCGATAGCCAGAAAAAACATCTGGCGGAGGATACGGAGAGCGACTGACAACAGCCACCCCAAAGCCACAAACATCAGTCGTACCAGGTGCCCAAACATATCCACCTCCCGTCTTCTAAAACTGCAATTAACATCGGATCGTAAGACATGGCTGCTGACAGCAGATAAACCAAACCCAACCCAATTCCGATCAGGGGAGCCAACACGATCCCCAGGCCTGTTTTGACAGCCTGAATCGCAGCCTCCTGTTTTTTTGCTTCGATCTCTTTTAGGTCCTCGGCCACCAAAAATCCCTGAACCGGAATACCCAGATTGAGAAAATCGATCAGGTTTTTCCGAATTTCGACAGGGACCTGACCGTGGTAGTCTTGAGCTGGTGTCACCCACCAACCATCGACACGGCGGGGGGAGTAAATCATGTCTCCCCAGCCAATTTCCTGATACCGCTCTTGGATTTTAAACTCGCATTTTGTTATCATTTTTTTTACTCCTCGCCTATAATTTATGGGATTACAGGTAACATTTCAACCTCTGTAGGGGATAAAAAGATGTCTGTTTCTTGGGAAGAGAAAAAAAAGAGGGTAGGCAGGCTAAAAGAGAGGGATAAGCAACTTCTCGATGAACTAATGGCAGATCCTAGGTTTAATCTGGCTCAAACGGCCAAAAATTTGAACCTTGAAGAGGGTTATGTCAGAAGTATTTTGACGAGAATCTTTAAAGTATTGGGTGTACCAGAAGACGTTGAAGACAAAAGAGGGTATGTTTTCACGGAATATAAAGAGGTCTACAAGGGGCAACCAGAGGAGATTCCAGAGCCGGTTAAACCACCTGTTTCAATTGTGCCAATCCCACCAAAAAAGAGGGTGGAACCAGAGCCTGAACCAGAGCCTGAAGTAATCCATATACATCTACCGCCCCCCGAACCAAAACCTGAAGAACCACGTATTTTTGTTACTCCACCTCCGGCCAGAAGATCATCTGGTGTCGGGACAGTCGTCACTATTTTGATTGTCGCAGTGGTGATTATCGGAATTGTTGCTGTTCTTGGCAGTCAAAACAATCAAAGTAATTCTCCATCTTCATTGCCTGTCAGTAAATCAATATTTACTACCAGTAGTAAAATTCTCATGCAATTACATGATATGGGTACGATGACTGATATGTGGTGTAGTGATACGGTTACCGATTGCAGTGTTGCAACAGTATTATTGTTTAATAAAAGTAATGACAGAAAATCAATCAGCATTGACAATACTAGGTTTTCTTTGTCTGATAGTAAGGGTAATTCATACACCGTATTCAGGGTTGGTATCGATCCACTAGATATGAAAGGAACATGGCCGACAACTGCTACGTTAGACATTTCGCAAATGAAAAGTATTCAAATTTGTTTTTACGGAAAAGATCCAAGGAATGACAACGTTACTTCCCTGATACTGACAATCAGTAATTTTGAGGGTATCAGTATGATTCAATTAATTGATGATTAGCAACTGGTTTTCTTTGCAAGGGACAATCAGTACACCCAACTCTTTGCCTGACTTCACCGATAGTCTTGTAAACACGTTCCATTGCTTGTTGCTGACTTTGGTTGCTTGCTTGAATGTAAGCCCGTCTAATGATCTCTATCGCCTGATAGCAGGGCTGGCAACCATCATGGCTTTCTTTCCCCATAATTTGACTTTTAAACTTAGTTTGTTATATACTGCTAGCAGTAGTAACTAGTAGACTGCTAACCTCTGAAGTAACCACCCTTGACAGTGAGTTTTAAATCAGGGGTTTTTATTTGCCTGCCTGCCATCGGCGGAGCATATCCATCACCCGATTAAGCAAGTAAATAGCAATAGCGGCATATTTCCAATCACTCGGAATTACTCCGACTATTGAAGGAATAAGAACTAATAACGTTGGAGTTAAAAACCATAAAGCATTTTTACTCCAAGCGATCAAGTCTGCCTTGTTAAGAGTGAATCTTTTTGAAGGTTTCATTTTGATTTTTTAATTAATAATTCAATTCCTAATTTAAGATGATCCCAAGCGGTCAGATTCGTAGCCTGTAATAATTCTGCATTAATTCTTTTCAAATCAGCGTTAGCAATCAAGGCACTATTCTGCCAGCCAACAGCTGTTCGGCGTTCTTGTTCGTATTTTTCGGTCATAGCTTTGAGCTTCTCTAGGTTATCGTAAGCCAGCTTCTCCAGATCGGATAGCTTTTTGTCAACATTATCGGTTATGTAACCGTAACCCTGTCGGACTTGGCCCTCGGTGATTTTATTCTCTCTTATAAATTTGAGTATCTGTTGTTCTGCTTCGGTCATATTGTCTTGAACTGGTAACTTTGGTCTAAGCCATCCTAACACGTTTGAATAGGTGTGTCCCTGAACATGACATGGACTGCTTAGAGGATAATTTTGATCGAATGATCTAAAAGAAGATGTGGCCCCTTCGAGAAAGATGGCGATATGCCCAGCTCCACCGCCTACCTTATTCGACCAGATAATTATGTCTCCTTCTTTTGGCAAGTCGGTTATCTCGTCATTTGGTATCCAATCCATATCCTTGATCTTGGAGGGAAAGTCGCAGGCATTTGTCCATTCAACAATCAGATGAGAGCAAACCTCTCGAAGGTAGAGGTTAGCAAGGTCGACACATTGATTGATTGCATTTGCTGATCCGGCAACTTCGACATATTCTCCATTTTTAATTTCAATCAACTCCTGTAATGTCATTTAATAAACAAACCTATAAATAGGATTGCTGTAACTAGAGCCACACATCGGACAATAAAATCTCGTAAAGTCATCGGGGGGTAAGTTTAAAATAACCTGTAATTAGATCAAGACTTTTCTGCATGCCATTGAGTTGTACTGCCTGTTCGTTTTGCTGATGAATATGGTCTTTAATAAAATCTTGAAACGATTGCCCTTGTTCTTCTAAAGCTGATACACGGATATTGAGAGAGACTAAAAAAGTTATCAGAGATATTAAAACCATGAGGATTGATAATGCCCAAGTAATTTGCTTTTGTAAAAATTCAAGGAATTTCATAATTCTCCAAATCTTCCTAATGAATATTGTTTTCTAAACCAATCTGCCGGTTTAACTAAATTTGAGAACACAAACTCGTCTGTAAAACCCTTATGCCAAGGAGCACCTAAATTATAAGAACCAAAAGCTCCTTTGTTTGTTTCTGCATAAGTTATATTCCCAGTTTTAGAAGCTGAATTTGCCAAAACACCGTTTACATAAAAAGAAAAAGTGCTTCCGTTATAAGTCATCCCTAAAAATATGTCTTCCCCAGCAGTAGATGCCACAGAGTTTGGAAGATCACTAAAACCAGAGACTGTATTTAATGCTCCATGAGCTTTGCCGTCTGTATAAAAATAAAAGAGAAATCCATTTCCACTGTCTGATGACAAAACAAATCTTTGAGTAACAAAATCTGTGCAACTTACCCACCCAGAAATTGTAAGAGAAGTCGTAAACCCTATTAATCCTGCCGGCAAAACTATTTTACTGCTTGTGCCATTAAATCCAGCCCCAAGGTTAAACTTTCCGTTTGCTTGAGAATAAGTTATGTCTGTATCTGTTCCATTATTACTACTCCCACTTGAATCATTAGAATTATTTTCAAAATGAAACAACCCAATAACTCCTGTCTGTGGTCTTATTTCTCCAAGTGACATATTACGTTCTTGTTACCCATGTACTAGGTACTTTATAAACATAAACATATCCATCAACTTGCGGAACAGTGGTTGTCGAGTCGATATCTACCGTCATCTCTTTCCCTTCTACAATTAGCGTAGTCGGTGACGAGGATGAAACCATTGCTCCAGCAATTTCATCGTCCTCTAACCTAAGTTTAGTAGTAAACGTAGTTGTTCCGTCTATGTTTACATCTGCATAAGTATCACCAGTGGAACCAGCAGTTCCAGCACATAACCTACCAGCAATAACATAGAAAAGCTCGCTTTCATCTGCCTGGCCAGTAAAATAAGTTTTAGACACATTTGTACCAGCTGATAATGTCCCAGCAATTATAAAAACTTCTTTTTCAACCGTTAGCAAACATTTTTTGAATGTTTTGTCACCACTGGCTACAACCGACCCTCTTACAGATAAAATAGTGTCGCTGCCACTCATCCATTTCCCAACAACCATCCCCAACTTAAAAACATCAGCCGACGATAACCACTTAATTATTGTTCCAAATCCATATTCATCCGTAACATCTACGCCAGATATTATTATTTCACTGGCAGAATTATAAGCCCCTGAAAAAGATGTCCAGAATGATGTGACCTTCCCATCCACATAGGTCTTAACTGCTTTTTGGGAAGCTACTTTTGTATCTGAATTAGTAGCTAATGTTCCATCAGTATCTAAATAGGAGGATGGAATCGAAGTTGCTTTTATTTCAGTGATAGTCTCCCCCCCGTCTTTTAATAGTTTTCCAGTTGTTCCATCGAATACTGCAACTCTATCGGTTGTTGACGATGCCGGCCCAACCACATCACCCCCACCTGAAGCCAAAAGAGCCCAATATGTTACATTGGGCGGTTCCTGATTAGTATTATTGGCTATGCAGACGTAAGAACTGCCAATATGGGAAACGAAGTCACCAATAGTATAAGAGGTTGCGGAACTCCACGAACCTTTATTTAGTTCAGAAAATAGTTTGTCGGCCATAAGCGTTATAAATACAACGCTTTAAATAATTGTAACAAATAATTAATCGACTAGTATTTTTACTTTTCTAGTCCACTCATCCCCTGTTTTTTGTCCAACGCTTGTCCAAAGACTTGTTTCCTCCTTATATACCAGTACCAGGTACTCGTCTGCGCCGACTAATACCTGTGAACCGTCAGGGGTTAGGATTCTTTCTGAACTTATAGTGGAAGTTATCTTTCCTTTCATGGTACTGGTGGACGTAACCTTTAGAGGTACATTTTCCCACGGTCTGTTTTCCTCTTGATAGATTAAAACCAAGTTTTCACCATCTCCTACTAATACCTGTGAACCGTCCGGGGTCAAAATCCTTCCCCGATCCCTTTCTTGATGAATTTTCTCTTTATAAGTTGGAGTACTACTGGCATTTTTTGATTTGTCTGTCCATCTTTGCGGGATCGAAAGGATATCGCTGACAGTGGACGAATCAACTACAGAAACTATTAAAGTCGATAAATAAATGCTTAGACTTTCGCCGGCTATTGAAGTGTCATAAACGGAAGCATCAAAACCATTCTTCCTAATAGTTATATTTTCAGTAGTGGTGCTGGAATCGTTAACCGAGATGTTTAAAATCATCTTCACTGTCGGAACATCAACAATGGTGGTGGAATCAGAGACATTTACATCAAGAGACGTAAAGGGAACATTGATCGTAACTACATCTACAACATTGCTACTATCCGTAACCTGGATGGCGACATTATTACCGACGTTGATCGACTCCCCAGCGGAGGTACTATCGGTAACTGAAATATTACAGATGGGAATTTGACAGGTTGGGATGTCAACGCCTGTACTGGAATCACTAATAACTATTGATTCGTACGGTAGTATGACATTGGGTACGTCGGTAGCGGTTGAACTATCGCTGATACTTGCGTATAACCTAGGGATAACTACCGTTGGAGTGTCTACCGCTATCGTACTGTCAGAAATACTTATCGTTGGATTGGTGGTTCTCCCGGTGGGAGTATCAACTCCAGTGGAACTATCGGAAACAGAAATTCGTGGGTTGGTGGTGGTGCCGGTGGAGGTGTCAACGGCAGTGGTTGAATCTGATAGAGAAACATACAGTTTTGGCAGTAATATGGTTGGTGAATCAACCGCCGTGGTGACGTCAAGGGTTTGAATAACAATGTTATTGCCGGTTAGAATCATCTCCCCAACCGATACACTATCCGAGATTGATAGATTATATTTTGATACCTGAGGAGTTGGTACATCTACCGCCGTACTGGAGTCAGAAACGGAAACGTATGTGGTGGGAACTCTTGAGGTGATTGACTCGCCGACAGTAGACGAATCAGTAACCGATAGATAAATCCGACCGTCAAATGATGGTTGATCTATTGCAGTAGAAGAATCAGAAACATTAACGTTATATCTGGTTTGATAGACGGTGATGACATCAACTGGAGTAGAGGAGTCGGAAACCGAGAGGCGAATTAAACCCGAAAAGGCAATATTCTCACTAGCAGTGGTGGAATCTGAAACATTAATGTTAGGGTTGGTAACTCGTCCAGTTGGAGTATCTACGGCTGTTGACGAATCGTAAATATTGATCCGTGGATTTGAAACACTTCCGGTGGGTAAATCCACCCCGGTACTACTATCTGAAACACTGATATAGAGTTTTGGTAGTAATACGGTTGGTACATCGGTTACAGTAGAGGAATCAAATGTCTGAATCTGTACATCACTTCCCGTGTTTACCATCTCCCCAACAGAGGTACTTTCGGAAATTGATAGGTTGTATTTAGAAACCTGGGCGGTGGCAACGTCGGTGGCGGTTGAAGAATCACTGACATTGATATAAGTGACGGGAACCCGAGAGGTGATTAGTTCTCCAACAGTTGAAGACTCCGATACTGATAAATATATTTGTCCGTTGAATGAAGGTACGTCTACACCAGTTGAGGAATCGGAAACTACGGCATTATATTTGTTCTGGTAAATGGTTACTACATCCACGGCAGTAGTGGACTCAATTACAGACAGATAGATATTCCCTTTAAAACTAGGTACGTCTACTGCGGTACTGCTATCCGTTACTGTAAGGTAAGTGTTTCCCCCGAAGCCAGGAACGTCTACACCCGTAGTGGAGTCAGAGACGTTTATATTCAAATCAGTTACGGTTGTAGTTGTTCCGACAGTTGGGGTGTCAACACCCGTACTCGAATCACTAACATTTATAGACGGATTGCTGATCGTTGAAGTGGGGGTATCAACAGCAGTTGTAAAATCAGAAACATTGACTGCTAGGTAAGGTTTGAAAAGTGTTGGCGTGTCCACGCCTGTCGTGCTGTCAGAAACATTTATATATTTGTAGGGAACTAAAACTGTGGGGATGTCTACTCCCGTTGAAGAATCGCTGACTGAAAAATATATCCTACCTGTAAATGAGATGTTTTCAGTAGCGGTAGAACTATCAGAAACGTTGATACTTGGGTTGGTAATTCTACTTGTAATGTTTTCGGAAATAGTTGACGAATCGGAAATACTTATAGATGGGTTGGTAATCCCTAAAGTTGGGGTATCAACTGCGGTACTACTGTCCGTTATGCTTATGCTTATCGGACCTTCGACTCTACTTAAAGTCGGAACATCAACTGCGGTACTGGAATCTGATACGATGGGTTTTAAGATAGGAATTAGTACAGTGGGTACGTCAACCGCAGTACAAGAATCCGAAACGGAAATATTCTGGCTGGTCTTGTAGATAGTAATGCTTTCGGTAGCAGTTGAAGAATCGGCAGTCGGTAAAACATTACGATTACTAAGGGAGACTGAAACTGATTCAGTGGCCGTAGAGGAATCTGAAATATTGATGGAAGGATTGCTTCCACCTGCCGTTACCGTAAAACTTCTGGTTGTAGCCCACGCTCCCCAAGTATTACCTCCAGACGGGTCCCTGGCTCTTACTCTCCAGTAGTAAGTATCAGTGTCTAAAGCAGTTTGGACGGTATAAGTAACCGTTTCTGCTGAAGTGAAGGGGTGAGTATCTCCAGTTCTAGTAAACCCTGTATCATAATCAGAAAAAGCGTTAATTAAGGGTATTTCAGAAATATAGTTATCATAGGTAACACTAGAATAATTATAGTAACACTTGACACCTGTCTGGAGAGTTCCCATTGCCGGACTAGTAATTAGGTAGTTAATATATTCCGTACCATCCATATAAATATGTACCCTAATACCCGTACCTTCTGGGTAATACCACAAACGGAAAGTGTGAGTGATGAGATAGTTGAAAGAAACAGCAGTACTGGACAAGAAGGTATAATTTACCCCCATATCCGCTCCGTCATAGTAAGCCAGACGGATATATTGAGCGTCACCATGCATTGAGGCTAGATAGAACTTGTAGGTAGCCCCCGTATCGTAACCGAAGACCACGCCCGTAAAGTTCATGTCAGGTTTTATTGTCCAGGTAATATCCCCAGCCCTACCGTTGTAGTTCTCGCTACCATTTCTGGTTGCTATGGCATGACTATTGACATTGTGAGCAAATGCTCCCGAATAAATCGCCCAAGTGCTAGTTACACTAGTCCAGCCAGTTAATGCTGCACTAAAATCATTAGTTTCTTGGAATGTATTATCAGTAGAAATTTGGATATTATATTCAATGTCATCACTTTGAGGATCTGTGCCTGTAAAAGTTAAAGCAGGTGTAGTATCGGAGTCGGAACTAGCATCGGCAGGAGTATTAAGGGCAACTGTTGGTTCATTACTAACTCTGACAACTGTCGGGACATCAGCCACCGTAGAAGAGTCAGACACGCTGGGAACTGGACCTGTCCATACATTCGGTACTTCCATTTCTGCCCAAGAGATACCTAAAGCTCTTTGAGCAGCCGCACTACCACCTGAATCCGTACCATTAAACCTAAGTCTTAAATCGGTATAGTCGGTAATATTAGCTGCTTCCGCTTCGGATAGGGTCAAAGTGTAAGTTGTCCAACTGGCAGTAGTGGTTTTTTGCGTATCGGACTTGATTAGTGTCGCACCCTGGTAAAGATGAACGGTACAATAAACCACAGCACTAACGCTGGGCGTGGTTCCGTTTAAGGAAACAATCCTATACCTGAAAGTATGTCCTGTATGTACTCCTGGGTCGGTAGCATCAGAAAGCCTACATTCATAAGTGGTAGCTTGGTTTTCCGTTCCGTATATGAACTCTGAGCCATAAGGTGTATCTACTGGAGTTGTTTCATCTATAGAAGTGTGGTCTCCCCCTACAACATACGTTGATGTAATTGTTGCTTCTGGTCTTAAATATTGTGCCATTCTAGCTCACATCTATCACGAAAAGGCCGAATGTCAATGACCCATCCTGTCTTTTACGTTCAACTTGTCTGAAATACTTATACCTAAGACCTTCGGTTGTTTAGGAGTGACAACGTGTACTGAACTAAAACTATGTACTCCGTTAAACCAAGGTTTTTCGTTTGTTAGTTTTTCTTTTGGTTTTGACTCTTCGTTGAGGTTTATGTTTTTCATCTGGAATAAATTCAGGTGGAATTTCTAATGGATAATTTCTGCCTTGGTCGTCTATGTGTCCGACAAAGAATGAGGTATCACACAAAAACGGATTTTCCATTTTGCCATATTTCGGCCAACCCGCTTTAGTAAAATAATCCCCATCAACAACTCGTTTACACCAATCTAGATCGCTAGTCCCGGTTTCTCCTTTCCAACTGTTATGTTCAGGAGCAAAGACCAACCGAGCAGGTTCAGAAAAAACCCGTCTGGTAACGATATTATTGACTACGTATTCGGGTGAATCCTTCCACATTTCTTTTAGAATACTCATATGGATTAACAAACAACCCGTCGGTACACCTTTAACCCAAACCTTATCCCCTAGTTTCCAGTCTTTGTAATAACCCTTTCCCCACTCACGATAAAGGATGGGTTCAGGGGGGATAGACTTAGTGAAGTAAAGCCCTGAAACGACAGGCACTTTCTTGTCTATCATATACTGATTCATTCGGATAAATCCATCTTGGGGAAGTAGATTATCCTGTTCTATTAGCCATAACCACTCAAAATCCTGTTCTATGGCACTTTTGACAATTAAGTTTTGAGCGTCAGAGACTTGAAAACGTAGAGGCATGGTCGCATTGATATATTGTTTTAAGTCACTCAAACTCCAATTAGTAGGGATGATCTGCGAATAACGTCTATCAGCCCACTCGATTCTGACCAGACCTGTAACCGCAGTTCCAATCATTACCCGGTGTTTCCAGACCCCGTGATTTTCAATTATGTTTGGATTTTTAACGTATGGATTTTTCATTTTTTTACTTTAACTGCTAATGTGTCGTTACGGAAAACCCTATCAGGTCTATCCGTCCCTCCTAATTCGCCTATTTTAACCATCTTAGAACCCCTGTAGTAAACAAACATCTCTCCGTTGAAGAATCCGGCGGTATTCAAACAGGCGTTCATAAATTGAGGATTAAATAAGCATTTATGCACTTCACCTTCGGTGTCACCTGCCTGACTGCCGACTATTGTCTGCATAATATTCGTATACCTTTCCCAATCAAAATCACCCCTTAATCTCATTTCGATCCACTCTAAAGCAATTCCGTCAAAACAAGGAACATCTAAGATTAGTTGTGAACCTGTCTTCATCACCCTTCTAATTTCCCTTAAAGCAGGAATAACGTCACGGTACTTAAGATGTTCTAAGACTTGATGTAGCTCGGTATAATCAGCGTATTCGTCTGGAAAAGGTAATTTGAGAATATCGGCTTGGATAAATTCCGCCCCTTCTTCCCATAGAGAATTAATGTATTGGCCTGTTTTAGACTTTAGACCTTCTAAGGTTATGAACTTGTCCACATTTATCCAACCCTTAACCGGACTTAACCCACAGCCTAAATTTAATTTATTTGACATATGATTTGTCCTCCCTTCTTTTAATTAGCAGAAGTTCCATCAGACCGCCAATCTTGAAACTAAGATGAGTAATCTTCCAAGGTTTAGGTTTATAAATCTTGTAGTTATACTTCCCGGCTATTGGTTCTAAGGGATCAAAGAAAGTAAAGGTCAGCTCGTTTAAAGGATTTACGTTTTTCGGATCAGCGACAAATTCGTAACTCATTCCGTAACTGATTGAGATCATAAATTGACCGTCGTACTTCATTACCCGCCAACATTCATTCATAAAGTCAATGAATTTATCTCTCGGGACTTTAGTTAAAACGTGATCAGCTTTAATGAGATCAACTGACTGGTCTTTATAAGGCCAGGGGAGATTCAGATAATCCTCTTTACCCTCAAAATCCTTTTCAGATTCCCCCAGGTTTAGGTTTGTATATTTTGTTATCTTCATAAATATGTTTGAACCTCTGACAAATGGTTGCCCAAGATCAGAGGCTCAAATATGCAACCATTAATAATTTCCCTAAAATTCGCCTTACGGGAATTGAATGTCGTAAGTTAAGTTGACAGCCTGATTGGTTGCCAAAGCAGACGAGGCGAAAGTGTTGCCACAGAACATTGTACCAGTGGCGTTGGTTGTGGCTGAATCGGCGAACAAGCCAACATTAGCGATAGTTGTCGCAGGATAGACGTTGGACTGGACAGAACCAGTGAAACGTAATGTGCGTGATGATGCTACTGATCCGGCAACGGCGAACGAGTTTCGGTTGACGGCTACTGGATTGCTGATGTTGGAATCGGTTGAAGCCACAGTGCCGGCTGAACCCATGCCCGCATAAGCTACCGCCATACCACCGCCGGTCATCTTTTCGACGATGTACTTTTGTGCACCCGAATTGGTAATCATGTTCTGTTTCCATCCTGAGTCACCAACGACAACCTTACGGCCATCCTTTTCCTCAATGATGTTTAATCGGAAAAAACCTTTTGGACCTGATAGATCTTTCATATATTTTTTTAATTTATAAATTTATTCACCATAATAAGCAATATTGAGAGTTGAATCAGTGGTGACTCTGATAGCTCTAAAACCGTTGATGGATTCCAAAGATGGGAGTTCTATCAGCCCATTAGCGGCCCCAAGAATGCCGACACTGGCAGTAGGAGTCCCAGCATCATCTCGCCAACGAATTGCATCAGTCATGACGCTTATAATCGCTCTGGTGGCACCTTTTGGGATTCCATCGGTGGCCTCAGATAATGCTTTGGCGGTGCTACTGATAGCTAAAGTCCTAAATCCTTTTGGTTTTCTTTCTGCTGGATAAGTTCCTGTAATCATATTTTGTTTATTAAATTCTTAATTCCGCTTAAGCAGCAGCTCTAAATACGGTATAAGCGATGACAGCATCATTTGCCGTGTTTGCTGCCGACAAGACGGCGGTAATGGTATTAGTCGTAGGGGCTACCGAAACTAAATAAGCTGCCTGAGTAGGAGCTGTTTGAATCGTAGCAACAACAATATCAGTTGCAGCTACTCCAGTAACAGTAGTCGCCAAGGAGGCACCTGATCCAGACCAGGTAATCTTTCCGGCATACTTAACTACATGAGAGGGGGCAATACCTGAATCCAAATGCTCAAGACTTACAGCAGCAGATCCGATTTCAGCATTGGTGATGTCACCAATCACGTTGAATGAAGCAGAAGCGGTAGTACCTTGGTTTTCATAAAGACCTTTAGTTGTTGCATCAGTTTTAATAAACAAAGCACCTTTGGCATGACCTGCACCAGTTGGAACAGAAGTACCGCTAGCAAAAAGGACGTTTCCGTCATTGTCTCTAGCTAAGACACGGACACCACTTTTAACTCGTCCGCAGAGTTGAATTTCTCTATTAAATACTTTTGACATATATTTTAAAAAAACCTCTAAATTATTAATTAGAGGTAAGTTTGTTTTGTTGTCCCCCCTGGTTTCCCAAGGGGGAGGAACTAAAGTTCACTTACCTCAAAGACAATTAGAAATTGCTGGCATCAAGAATCATCTTGGCGGAAGCAATTTGGCCGTCCGGGAACATTTCTGTACCCATACCAATTATTCCTTTCGGAAGTTTGGCAAAGCCCTTTTCTTTCGAACCAACTTCGAGATCCATGAATTGCATGACTGCATCAATAGCACCACGAATCATGAAGATCGATTTTTGCTGTTGAGCTGACCATACATTGGTAGGAGCGGATAATACCTCACTTACTGAGATATCACCATTACCAGTGAAGGCCATAGCTTCAGCAGAAGAACATCTTACATTTCTCTTTCGTCGGAGTATGAAAGCGTTGGTAGAACTAATATCAATATAAGCTGTACCAGCACCGGCACCACCTTCAACAGCAAGCTTTAAGTTTGCACGAGAAGTAGCGACATCGGAACCGATGTCAACTGCACCTGCCAAAACTGGGGTAGCTTTAAAAGTGAAAGTAACGCCAGAGATAGTGACAGTATCACCATCAGTCGGGTTGGTATCCATGGTTAAAGTTCCAGACCAGGGAAGGTTGTTGTTTTGCACAACTGTCCATCCATGCCAAGGACCAATTACACCATTAGCTAAAACGCTATCACCAAGACCAGTTTCTCTTTCAGCTTTCGCTCTTCGGAGTTTAGCAACGGAATTAGGACCTAAAACCACTGCTTTCATCGATGTTTCAGTAGGAACATCAAAAGCACCTAATTTGGAATCTGCTTCTTGGAAAACGTCAAGAACATTAGTAGAAGCGAGTTCTAAAGCCGAACCACCATTGATTGAGTGGAAAGCATTAGTGATTTCACTTAAATACTTTTGTTCAAAAGCATTCATCAAACCACGACGGATCGAAGTAAGAGAATGTTGTAAAAGCTCATAAGGAGATTGGCTGGACTCAGTGATATCGATGTCTTCAGCAGAATAATTGAAAGTATCAACTTCCAAAGTATTCTTTGTCGCTGATTTAGCGGTGAAGGTAATATCGCTGTGAGGAGTATAAGTCCCGATTTGAGCGTGAGATAGAATTGGGCGGTGTGCCTTTCTACCATTAGTACTGATTAACGATTCAAGGGATTGATTCGCTAGGTAAACAGCACTGTTAGCTGTATAAAGATCTACCTGGAGATCACCCCAAAACTCTTGTTTGATGTCGTCCATATAAAAAATGAAAATAATTAAATAAAATCGAAAGATGAAAGAATCGCCCTATTGTGTGCTCCTATATTTATCCCTTGCTTCCTTTGCTTCATTCCATGCTTTTCGACCTTCTTCTGTATTTAGGTTGAAATCTGCTGGATTCAAAGGTTTAGATGGGTCAATATTAGACACATAACCTGCTTTTCCAGAACGTGGTGGAGTGGCATTTTTTATCCTCTCTTCACGTTCAGCTTCCTCTTTCCTTGATAGGATGTAGGGAAGTTTAGCTGCTTCTCTCACGGAAATACCTTTTAATTTGGCCAGGTCTTTTACTTCGGCTTTCAGTTCATCGGAGAGCCCAAGACTTTCAAGGTCTCTTGACTCCAGAATCTCATTCAGCTTACTATCGACCAACTGCCCAATGTCAGGCGTTTCCTTGTCCGGCTTTTTGCCATCCCCTTCGGGTTTTTTGTCAGCGGTTACTTTGTTTCGCCAATTTATCTTTTGCTTGATAGCACTAGATAACTTTTCGTGATGGGATTTCTCCTTTGCAATGAGCTTTTCGATCATTTCACTGTCGGTTTCTGGATTTAATCCAAATTCCTCAGCTACCTTGGTCTTGAGTTCATCATCAGTAACGACCTTCTGTATCTCTTCATCAGCCTTAAGCTCATCGGGAGAGACCACGATGTTGTTGTTATTTTCGTCCATAGGACTTGATATAAATAAAAAACTGCCATTTGGCAGCTTAGTTGGGGGATGGAAAGCGTTGTGGGTATCCACCCTCCAACTAAATCGTCAAAGGTTCACAACGCTACTAATTTTTAATTTCAAAGAGTGAAGACGTGTCCACACGAAGGGCATTTAATCCCCTCTTTGACATCTTCAAGTTTGACTACATATTGCTTTTTGTTGGCAAGTTCATTGGCAAGTTCGACAAAATTCTCACCATTCATGGCTAAACTGTATCGTCTGACTTCGATTTTTCCGTTATAAACAACGGCTTCTTGTTCCTTTTTTGTATTCTTCATAGTTGATACTAACAATAATTAAATATGTTTGTCAAATAGTGGATGTTCTAGACAGCACTCTCTTCCTATCAAGAGTCCCCAATCTCCTGAAAGCCCTTTTAACTAATTCATAGGGTATTCCGTGTTCTTTGGCTTCACGGCGTAGTTTCTTGTATGTTTTGCCACTCATAATCCGTATGATTTTGAAATTTTAACGGCTCGTTTCTTTCTTTCATTTCTAATCTTCTCTTTGGGGTCGGGATTCCTAGCTTTCCTGACCGCTTCATCTAGCCAGGCTCGGATTTGGGCTTTGGTTGCTTCGTTGCTCATAATTAAAGGCCATATCTTCCCGAAGTCTTTTTAATCTCCGCCTCAGTAGGCTCTTTTTTCTCTTGGAACTCGATAAATGGCTTTAATATTTCGTATAACCTCGCCTTCGCCTTACTTCTGACCTTGACCTCTTCTCCCGCCTGTTCATTGGTCATTGAATCCACCCCACTCACAGTATCCAATCCATCAATCACCTGAAGAATATAGTCGGTAAACTCGATAAAATCAGGGTTAGTCTTGAGTTTCTTGATTAATTCTTCCATAAGTTATTGTAGCAAATTACAAACCGAAGTTTTTTTGTATCGCCCCACGCCGTTCTTCTCTTTGTACTCTCATAATCGCCTGCTTAAATTCATCTATCGGCGATTCAGCAATTTCTAACTGCATGGCAAAAGCATCAATAGTGTCATCGTTGGCTCCCTTGGGGAATACAAACATTTCTTTCTCAAGATCATGACACTCACCTGTAATATGGAAGATTCCACCTGATGAGTAACGGGGTATCAATCCTCTGATCCTGACCTCTTTTTGGGTGCTGTTGTGCTTTAAAGGATAAATCGACGGGAATTTATCACGCCTGGCACATTCATCGTCAAGGAATGGTTTTAATGTCTTTAGATAAACCGTTTCCTCAATCCCGATCTTCTCAAACCCTTCATCATGCAAAGTGAAGATGTAATTTATCAGCTCCTTTGGATCAAAGTGAACTCTCATAGCCTTGATATTCCATTTGTTCTGACGGTCAACGTAGTTTCTGACTATTCCTGTGTAGTCGTTTTCTAATTCTTTTCCACCCGGGTCAATGGTGGCAAACTTGCGGGTATCTAATGCCTCAACCTCTGACCATGACCGATATTTAATCCACGTCTCCTTAAACTCTTGATTCTCTGAAGTGATTGGATTCCCTTGATAAAGAGCTGCAAATTCGTATGGACCAAGAGTGTTCTCAAATTTCTGAAGTTTATCTAATGGGAATTTCTCCGGCCATAACGCCTCCCCCTTCTTTCTAAACTGTTCATCCTCGGTGGCAATAGCTGGAAAGTTTATTAAAATCCACTTGTCGTAATGCTCAATCCCCTCTGCTTCATCTTTTCTCTGTTGCTCTAATAATCTCCCAACCAGATCATCCATGTGCCAGCGGGTGTTTAGGATGATGATAGCGGTAGCACCTTCCTGGCGGGTGTAAAAGGTCGATCTGTACCAATTCCACCTAGAATCTCTGATAGTTTGGGATTCCGCCTCTTCTCGGTTCTTGAATAAATCATCAATGATACCGATTTTAAATCCCTTTCCAGTGAACGCTCCACCGGCACCGGAAGCCATATAACTTCCACCCTCATCAGTTTTCCAATATCCTTTAGCTTTGGCGTCTGATCGTAAACGGGTGGGGAATATCGCCTGGTATGACGATGACAACATAATATCCCGTGTCTCTTCGCCAAATTTAGTAGCCAGTTCACCTGAATAAGAGCCAACCATGATCGGCCAATCAGCATGATGTCCGAGAACCCACGACGGAAATTTCTTGGTAGACACCTCACTTTTTCCATGCCTCGGAGGTACAGTAACAATAATTCTGGCATCCTCCCCTCTCTCAACTTTTTCCATTGCCGATTGAAGAATAGCCGTCAATGTCTCATGAAACCATGTATCTTGATAATTCTTATCAGTGGCGATAGCAAAATCAATTAGACTTTTCTTCGCCTGATGGATCACCATTGCTTCTGCCTCTTGTGGCAATACGCTCGGCAATCCTTTGGAGTTGTTGGTCATCAAACTTGCTGGTTACTTCACCCTTAAATTCATTAACGGTTTCGTCTTTAATTTTGTGATTGTGGGAAAGGAGTAGTTTAACGATAGTGGCATTGTAATGACCACCAAGACCCTCGTCTATAAGCCTTTCGAGCTGGTTTAGAAGGATCGTTTCCATAGCCTTGCCGACTTCTGGATGAGCGGTTTCCCAGTTATAGAGTGTCATTCGGGTTACACCAAGAAATCCGGCAAAACCTTCAATTGTGGGAAGTTTGACTTTTAATACGGTATCTTGTCGCTGTTGCAAATATTCTATTAGTTTTTCTTTAAAATCTGTGGGAAAAGTGTCTGTAACTCTTCCGACACCGTTTGGATTCTTTTCTGTTTTTGGTTTCATAGCTTTAAGCTGGTTTATTAAACTTTCACAACGCTAAATTATGATAGCACACTGAAAATAGTTATTTATAAATGCCAATTCCCACCAGAGACGGGTCAACCCCATATTGTCGAGCCTTCCCTTGATAAAAAGCATCAAGTGTAGTCTGTCGTGTTGCATATTGATTAAATATTGTTTTTGCCTCTGCTATAAACCCTCGTCTTTGTTCTTCTGTTAATCTTTTACCATTCACAATCCGATTCATTGCATTCTGTACCCTGTCCCCGAAAGAACCAGCATTTTGTGCCATATCAGCTTCCGTCTCTCTAACAACAGAAGAAGGATCAAGTAGTTTCATATATCCGTATATCATCGAAAGATCACCTGCAGCACTATCACCAGTATTAGCAATTTTTTTATAATTATTCTGTATATCGATAAAACCACTATCTTTTGTTCTCTGATAATATTCAGAGCTTAATCCGTCCACGATTTTCATATTTTCTTGAGAAATAGTGCCAGTATCTGTCGCAAACGTATCGTAGAGAGAGCCAACCTCATCCAAGTCTTTTTTTGACGCCCCTTTGGATAAAGCTAAAGCTAATACCTGGCGTTTTGATAGTCCACCAAATGGATTCATTATGGTTGGAGCTATGGTTTGGGAATCCCTGTTGACTTTTTCGGCGGTAGACTGATAACCAACTACTTCAGAGATAGTAAAGTCTCCAACTTTATTTCCATCTTCATCATAGTTGAGTAGTTCTAATTGCGCTTGAGGATCAGTTACCCCCATAGCCACCAGTCCTGTTACGGCTTCTTTTCTGGCCTGTGGTAAACTCCCTGTATATGACAATTCTCCATTTGGTGATGATCCTTGGGATTCCGTTGGGTTTGTTCCTAACAAAGAATTATCTTTACCTGGTAACTTACCTTCTTGGCTTGTTTCTGTTTGTAATTTTTCAGCTTCTGAGTTCAATCTTCCTGTTTTAGTGACCGTATCAGCAACTTTCCCTGCAACCTTTATTCCCTCTGCTGTTTTTTCTGATAGTTTTATACCTTCTGTCAACATCTTTGCAGACGACTTTAAAATGTAGGGGTTTGTCGTTAGGGAAGCAGCTACACCAAAACCCAGAGAACTGGCTACATTGCCTCCACTTAGAATGTAACCACCAGTCATTCCGGTGAAAGCTGGCTTGAAGATATTGATTAATTGTGCTCCTTTTCCAAGATTTCTTTGTTTGCTGACAATACCATCGAACTCTCTAAGTATTTGTAGTTTCTTACCTACTTTTGCACTACCTGGGGCTATTTCATCTAGTGTTTGTAGAGCGATACTTCCATATTCCTTATTGAAGTTATCAGTAATTGGATCGGTCATCGCTTTTTTGCCAACCTTAGAGAATTGACTTGTCTTGCTGTTGGTAAGGATGGTGTCAGTGATGTTCTTGATTTTGCCCACTCTTTTAGCTTCTTCTCTTAATTTTGCCGCTAATGCGACTGCACTAGGAGAGACATCGGATTTTTCAATTTCATCGGCTCTGGCTTTGAGTTTTTCGGCAAATACTTGACCGCTAATAGGTTTGTCTGTTCTTACTAGACTGTTGTATTCTTTTTGGGCCGACTTCCTTTGAAGCACAACATCATCTTTTGTATAGATACCTTCACCTGTCATCCATTTACCAATGTCTCCTGGTTCATCTGCCGTTCCTATCAATTCTTGGAATTTCTCCATTTGGGTTGGATTGGCTCTCAAAGACCGTCTAGCCGCTTCTTCTGCGATAGATTCCCTGACTCCCTTGGTGGTTTCGGCTACTTTATCTGCTACCTTGGTATATTTCAAAGCATTTGTAGCTAATTTTCCTGTTTTGGCAATCGGATCAATGGCAACGCTGGCTTTCTCCAACATACCAGCCGTTTTTGCTAATGTCGTTGATTTTGAGACTGCACCAGCTCCTTTGAGCAATGCACTCGTTCCACCCATAACTGTTGAAATATCAAGCAAAACTCCAACTGGATCTTGATATAAAGTATCACCTAAGTCTTCACCATATCGCTTTTTATAATAATCGACTACCAACTTAGCTCGGTTGGCTTCGTCTTTATCCCCCGCCGCTAATTTAACTGCGTCAATTCCTAGTTTACCAATGTTGCCAACGGTATTTTCATCCAAATTTGGATTTAAAACATTAATTGCAGCACTAAATATATCCCCAATATTCTTTACCAGACTTTTGCCTACATTTCCTGCAAACCCTTCAAATGATTCGTTTAGCGATGGAACAAAAGTGGATGCAAAGTTTCCAGACTGTACTGAAGATCCACCAGTTGAACCGACGTTTGGTTTATTTGGCGTTGGTGGTTGGGTCAAGCCATTGGTTTGATTAAACTCAGCCACCTTTTTGGCAATCTCACCCTGAATCTGTGTATCATCTAATCCTGCAAGTTTTGCCCTTCTGGTGAATTCGTTTATTTGGGTTTGTGTTAATGCCATTCGTTTTTAAATGTTTAATTTACTCCTAAATTAGTATTCCAACCGTTTGACCCATAAATCCAATTATTACCTGCGGAGTCTTTCCAAGGCGTACCAGGTCCACCAGCTGGAGTAAAGTTTGGTTTTCCGGCATATGTTGATGTGTCACCGTTTAATACTTCATTCCAAATAGAACTGGTATTCACCGGAGCGGTTTTAGATTCGCCGCTACTAACCTTATATCCCATGTCGCTTAATTTACTTAAAAAGTCGGTAGAACTAAATCCACTCGCTAAGTTTTTCTTGTAGTAATAAGTTTTACCCATTGAATCCGTAATTGTTATTAATTGACTTGCTGGTACAGATTTTGGACTGGTGACAATCGAATAACCTGATGTAGACATTTCATTAGACAGGCTCCGAACCTCACTCACATACTGGTATTTGGCCATCTTTTGATTGATAATTTCAACCGAATCGTTTAGGGTTACACCAGATTGAGCCATAACTAAGGCTGTATCGGGATTGACCATTAATTCTTTGATGTAGTCTGATGTAGCCTGCGCTCTAGTAAGATCACCTTTTAATAAGTTTGTTTGTTCCTCTGCTATTTTCCGATCTTCAGCCGTGAGGGTGACAATATCTCGATTGGCTAAATTTAATACTGTTTCGTAATAACTGAGTTGGTCTTGTCGGTCTTGAGTAATTGCATTTACACTTCGATCAATTGCGGTATAGGCATTGGAAAGATAGGTGTTTTGGAGACTTACCACAGCATTAATCACCCCTGCTCTGGCCGCCACATCATCCATCGTCTTTTGAATTCGGGGATTTCTGATCGAGGCTAGACCAGTTACTTCCTGTTGCTGTTTGATTAAACTATTACCTTCGGTTAAGAGAGTATCAAGTTCTCCGAGCAAACTCTTTTGTTGGGTTAGAACATCCTCTGTTCCATATTTCGTTCTTTGTTCGGTCTCTAAATCCTGCCTGAACGGAGTAGTTAATTTCTGAACTTCACCCATCGCCGCAGTTTCTTTGGCCTTAGCAGTGGCTAGTTCAGCTTGTGTTGCTGTCCTCTGACCGACTAAGTTTTGATCCAATGCGGTTCGTGCTACATTGACTTCATTGTTTAGATTGTTGATATATGAACCGTTGGAGTTGGTGGAGTAAGGCACGGTGACAGGAGATTTTATATCTTTGGCACTGAAATCTGCGGTTGCCTCGGTTTGCCCCCAACCGGTATAGGATTCATTCCCAAATTGTGATATTGATTGTTCTCTTGTTAATCCCATAGCGTGTTTTGGTACAACGCCTTAAAAATTATAACAAATTTAAGTACCTAATATTAAATAACTCATACCCCTGTATTCGATATGACCGTTGGTTGTCAGTCCGTCTGTACTTATCTGTAATTTTGCCGTATGAGAGCCACTAGAAAGCAATGCAATGTTATGAAAAGAGCAGGTAGAAGCTGAAGTTACAATTCCGCCATGCCCTGCATCATAATTTTCATGTTCTGAATAACCAACTACTGATCCGTCAATATTTAACGCTAACCTTACCCAAGATGTTTGATAGGTAACACTACTCGACCATAACGTCCCGAAAACAAGAAAGAGAACATGACCAGTTTTATTCAACGAAAATGTTTTAGTAGCACTGGTAATGTCTGTCCATTCCCAAGAATTAGTAGAAGCATTGAATCCACTGGATGAGGTGTAATCTCCAAAATTAAAGTTAGTTGATGTAAGTCCATATCCATCAATTACAGTTGTCCCATTGTTATCCTTAACCGTAGCTTTACCAAGAATAGTGCTACCTTCCATATCTACACTAAAAGGAGCATCTGCAAAATCAGCTTTACCCAGCCAAATCCCATTATCGTCCGAACCAAAGACCCTATCGCCATATCCTCTGATAAACTTACTAGAGAATGCTTGTAAACCACCAAAACTCTGACCTAAAGGCAATTCCCCTGAAATGTAATCGGTTGTCAATTCCAGATTAGCAGGTTTTAAGGTCATTTTTGATGTAAGGTCTACCGTACTCATCTTTCAACGAAGTTGCCTAAACAAATAATCTTCCTAATCGGACAATTTGCACTGGCACTGCCATTAAGATAACTTATTACTACCCTTATATCTTCAACTGGAGGTAAGTCGATGGACTTAAACACATGTCTAGTCTTACCTGTGCCTGTTATTTGAAATGCGCTCGATGATTCGGCACTTTGATTACCCTCAAGAGTCAAATCAGCCCTCGCACCCGCTTCCAATGCTTTTGTACTCACAATCACTGTGTGGATTTTGCCTAAATATCGGTTTTTAGTCGTGTCATTCAATATACTTTTCCAATTACTATCAGTTGAAAGACCAGTGAACTTAGCCAGACGGTGATTACTTCCCCCATCCGTAGAGGCGATAAGCGGGGTGCCAAAAGGCGCGGCTACACCCCCCACGGTGGCATAACCACCATCCGCTAAGTTTGATATCTGGATCGGCAATTGCTCCACGGTAGCACCGAAGGAAAAAACATTCTCTCCGGATAGGAAGAGGATCGTGTTTTTATACAATGTTTTCTGCCGATGATTTGGTAATGAGCCTGAAAAATATCGAAGTGGTTTAAGTTGTCTGCCTGAAATCCAGCCGATAGCATAACCATCGGCAGTTAAATCTTCGTAAGCAACATAGACAATTCCGTTAAGCACATACAAAAATCCTATCTTCTGGCTTCCAAGTCCGACCTCATCTGAAAGAATATTTGATATAGCCGAACCGTCATAAAGATAAATTTGGCCTCTTCTTCCCTCTCCATAATTCACTGCAATCCACCATAAACTTGAATTAAATACAACGTCAACGACTTCTGCACCCTCACCAAAATCAAGTTTTTGAACATCAAGTACTGCTGATCCTTGAACGTAAACACCTAAATATCTCCCATTACCAAAAACTAAGATATCTTCTTTGGCTGCTGAAGGATGTGGGGCTTTTTCTAAGGCGGTATCTGTTGCACTTCCCCAATCAGGATCAATTACTTCAGTAGATAATGGCATGGCGGCTATATCACCCCCACTGGCTTTATTATAAAACACAAATAAATTAGTTTTTAACCTGATGACACTCTCACCCTCAGTCATGTTAGTAATCGCTTGAGGCCACGAAGGAGATCCACCACTGGTTACTGTTGTTGAACTCAATTTAAATAGTTTAGTTGTGCCGACTGCATAGGTAGTATCTGAAGCTGTAGGCCTGTCAAGAATAAATCGGATAAGTTGATCTACTACCCCGGCTTGTGTTCCATTTGTCAGATTAGATAATGCCGGGGATTGTTGCAAGAATCCAGGGTTGGAAATAATATCAGCCTTCATCTCCGAGGCTTGGCCTTTTGAACCAATGAAGGTTTTATTATCTATATGAGCCAGAGGAGATAATCCATCCCCAAAGGACTCGAATGTGATAGCAAAATCTGTGTCCATTATTGAGTGACAGGTGCTGGCTGTCGTTGGACTCTTGGTCTACTCACCTGTTGTCCGTTCTGTTCAACCTGTAACTGATTATTGTCCATCATTGGTGGTGGTTCAGGTTTTTTGGGAGGAATGGGAATATTTCTCGATCTGTATATCTGATTTAAAATCCAATCAATTCTCTCCGGGTCTGTTTCATATTGAATAAGTTGAGTCAAATCTTGGAGTTGTTCGGATAGGTCATAGTTCTCTCCCGTGATGGTGACAAAGAATCTCGACGTTACCGCTTCCCATATTTCTTTCGAATTCTTGATGGCTGGATCTAGTTTGCGTATTTCGTCTAGTTTTTCCTGCTTGATCGCTTCAGCCACTTCTTTGGTGTGTGGTCCAATGGCAATTAGATTTTTGGCATACCAGCTATCGACTAAAATTTCTCTAAGCTGATCCATAATATCGGTTTCGCCAACAAATCTAAAAACCTCCTCGCCTTTCATATCTTTAATAAGTGTTGGTAAAACCCACTCACGGAATACTCGTTTATAAGGAAGGGTAATCTTTTGTCTTAAGAGGGTGAATAGTTTACCGGCATTCTGATCCATCAAAAGACCCATTCTAAAAGGTGTGCCAGATGGTAAGGCATCGCCCCGCACTACTTCATAGGAATTGGATAATTTGTCGGCATCACCCATCAATCTATTCCAATCAGCAATCAACTGGTCAAGACTTCTCATTCTTACGTCGACTTGTTGCAAATCTTTGGTAATGACAATATCACCATTGTCCATATCAGCTCTGATGTTCTGAAGAACTTTTGAATCTTCACTCCTAAATATGACTTTTGAAGCCCACTCAAGCCCACGTGCCAACTGGTTTCCGATTTCATTGGCTCTAACTTGATGATCAAATAATGTCTCATACATTCCTATTCGCCAGAATCTGCCCTCATACCGGCCTCTGTGAGCGAATATGTAGTGATTAGATAGCTTTCCGGTTAATCTATCAGCAAATAAAGTATATTTCTCCCCCGTCCCACTTTCTCTCAATCCAGCGACTACTACTTTAGCTAAGAAGTATTTGTTCTCATCTCCGCCGTTTTTACCTTGAGCCTGGTTGAACTCTAATTCATTTACTTCGCCTGTGTACTCAAATATCTCATATCGTTTATTGGTTGAAGTAATCGGGGTGGTTTGGGTAGATGCTTTGAATGATTTATCTCCTAGGTCTTTGATTACTTTAAGGACATTAGATTGATCCCATTCAGTCATCTGAATTAACTGGGAGGCTGTCATTTCATGTCGTTCGACAATGTCCGTATCTTCTATTGATTCCGCTTTCTGGTTGGTGATGTAAGTATTTAAAACATCGACCATCTCATAACCATTTGATAGTCTTTTAAATCCCACATTACCATTTGCCACAAACTCCTCTACGGCCGTCTTGAGCTTGACATCCTCTCCATTCTTAGCCATCCACGATTTGAGGGTGGCATTTGATAGAAAGACGGCAGCAAAATCCTTGATTGGATTCTGGGAGAAAACCATTATATTTTTGGTGTCAAAACGGAGATTCTTTATCTCACTGTCAGTTCTAGGGGATATAATATCGAAGTAGTAGTTGTAACTAAGGTCGGAATTGATCTTAGTGCCGGATAAATCACGGTTACGGAATTTATAAATCCTATTAATGAGACTATATTGGCTAAAAAATACACCAGGACTTATCTCGACGTTGTTTGAAATGTAGTTACTTATCTCACTCTCTAATCTGGTAAATAGCGTTGATTTTGTGTCTTTCATCTAAAGTGTATAAAATTTATAGTCCATAATTACTAACTGATGGTTTCTTAAGTCTCAATCTTGTCCTATCATCAGGGCTTCTTCGTGCATAGTGGTCTTGGATCATGGCTTTTATTCTGTCTTTCTCTGCTTGTAAATAATTAGCCTTTTCTCTCATCCCATTTGCTAAAGCATATCGGAGAGATGCACCGACTGAAAGGTATTGATGAAATTGAGAATTGAATCCCGGCTTTACATTGGTGTCGGTTGTACTAAAGTGATTGGCTCCCCTTTGAAATTCCAACTCAACTCCGCTTGTCGCTCCATAGTCTGGAACCGGTATCGGGAATAGGGCGTTATCAATCTTGTAGTATTTACTCGGAGTGCCAGTGGAGTTTAATTCACTATCGCTAAGTTCTCGTCTGGTCGCAGGGGTAAGAGTTACATATTCCCCATTACTGTCTTTGACTCTCATTCGATGGATTACCAAACTCTCATCTGGGAGAGTGTAATGATCTTTGCTTGCCTCTAAATCAATTACGGCAATAGGAAAATCGGCATTGGTAATATCGTCCCACATGAAGTTGGGATCGGCTTTAAATAGCTCAGCCACTACTTCGTCAAGAGAGATGTTTACGTTTCTAGTCCTGTCGGTTAAAGAGTAATCGGTGTTTAAGGTTGAGCCGTCACCAAACAATAAGAAATCTATGTCAGCGATGATGGAGTCACTTTTGTCTGTTGGGTTGAAATACATATGATTAATTATTTAAACATAACGACCTAAAAAATTATAGCATGGCGAAAATCAATGTAAACTACAATGTATATAAAATTGACCCAATGGAGAGGTTGTGATGAATGTAAAAGCATTCCTCATGAAGGCGATATTAATTATTCTTACAATTCAAATTACCGGATGTAAAGCTAAGGAGATTATACCGACAGAAGTTTTGACACCAACAGCGACCAGAACCTTGGCGGCGGCAGTACCGGAAAATGCTCCGACTGCGGTGGTGACAAAAATTGCGACGCAACAACCAGTTTCGACACAGACTCCGAAACCGGAGGCGACAAAGGTGATGGAGACATTGTTTAAATCAGAAAAATATCCTTGGTTTGGAGGTTTTGACTTAAGTAAGGCTGTAATTGATTCTGGAAGTTATGTTTTAAAAGATCAAGCTTCCATAAACTTAGTATTAGAAAAGATTATGAAGGCGTATGCGATTCAGAAAGAAATGACTGAACCACAATTTCTTGAATATTTAAAGAGTAATAACTATAAGTTTCCTGCACTTGGTTTTACCTCTGATGATTCGAAGTTATCAATAGTTTCTCTTAAGCGAGAAGTTGTTGATCTTAAGAGACCATTAAAAATATCATTTCTAGAAAATCGGCAAAGTGATGGTTCTATACTCTCTACTGATGCAAAAGTTAATTACGGATCTGAATGGTGTGGACTTAGAGTTAATAATGATGGTTCTCTGGAATTTATTTTGAGAAAAGACACTGTACGGTGGTATCTTGAATATGATTCAAGAAAGTGGGGTTATGCCTCATCTTCTTTAAGAATGCAAATGCAATTTATTGCTAGTTTAAAACTTTATAACGAACAACCAAAAGATTTTTGGGGGAATGTTTATAAAGCATTTGCAAATGATCCAACGTCAACAATTCCAAGTTACTTTACGAGAGAAGAGTTTGTTGGCGGAAGTTTGAAGGTTGAAGATGTACTGAAGAATGCCCCACTTCAATTTGTTGGTAAACAATAGCAATGTTCAGCATTTCTGTTATATGCAGTGCGGAGATTATAGGATTTAACCGTTTAAAATCATCAAAAAATAGGGTCAATCCCCTCTTTTGTATGGTAAAAAATAGCAAAAAGGCCTTTATTGGTCTACTTTTAGGCATGGAAAATTTTGGGTGTACACTACCGGGGTAGGGGATTGGGGTATCAGTTATTTCTTATATTCTTGCGGTAATTCCACAGTTTCTCTAATTACCTCTCTTGTTCTCATGTTTCCCTTCTGCTGGGTGACGACACCTTTCTCTTCGAGTTTATCCATAATTGATGCCGCCCTCACATAACCAATTCTGAGCATTCTTTGCAGAAACGATGTTGATGCATTCCCATGTTTTTTGATTAACTCCTCTGCTTTTATCGTTAGCACTTCATCACTAATATATGCAGATGTTACCCTAAGTGTTTCCATGGTTTTCTCACTATTCTTTACTTTTACGATTTCTACTGGTTCTGCCTTTTCTGAGTAAAGCTCCTCTCTCTCGATTCTCCAAAGTTTATGCTGGCTATCCCTTAGTCTTACATCGCCAAAGTCCAAAATATTTTTTCCATTTATGAGCTTTTCCCTTCTTTTTTTGGAATGAAGTAGTACACATATTTCTATTACCTCTGCTGGAGATAACTTAAACCACTCTCCTGTTACTTTTCTTTTTTTTAGTTTTTTATGGATGGTCTGTTCTATTTCGTGGGCATTTTTTATTTTAGATTTGGTTATTAGACTTATCGGAAATGGATTACCTGTTTTTATTCCACTCAGCCGTTTTCTAACACTTGTTGCTATTCCGATTTTATAAAACATCTCTCCGCACTCGATAAGATAGACGTAGTTACTTGATTTCATATTTAATTGTAGCAAACCACTCCCCCAAATACTATGTATCAAAATAGGGGAACGGTTTATAACTTTTTAACTACTGGACCTTATTGGTTGTCGTGTGTTTTACTTATCAGTGCAGGTAGAGAAAAAAGACAATGATTTTCCCCCCGAGATAAAAGTCAAAAAAAGAACTGAAAGATTTCAAAAAGGTATTCCCAATGGTTCGATCATAGAGATAGATCATATCGTCCCAAAATATGCCGGTGGAAAACATGATGAAGGCAACGCCCAAGGGATGACGAGAGCCGAACATGCTCATAAACATTTTACCGAAGCTCACGATCCGAGACCGGGAGAAAACCCTCATGCTGAATGGGCCGGTACTCGTTATATTGTTGGAAGGATGAATTTAGATGAGTTTACTGATTTTCTGGGGATGGTGGAACCGATGATTCCTGAACTTCGGAATGATCTTCAGAAGAAGCGGGGAAAACCAAAGAAGTAGCCTCATTGATCAAGTCTTTTAAATTCACACCCTCGAATTCTCTTAATTCGGTGTCAACGAATGATAAAAACCAACCATCCTCTACTTTTTGAAGGGCGAAGTAAGATACAGCTCCGGCTAACTCTTCCATCAGAATATCAAGTGGTTTTTCCATATCTTTATTGTACTCTTTCACTCCTCTGGCGACCAAGGTATCAAGGATAACCGTCATGGGTTTTTGTTCGTTTACGGCGATCTGGTGAAGTTGTTTGATTCGGACCGAATGAAGTCTGGGCTGATAAAGGCATTCGTCTCCTTTTCGTATTATTCTCTCGCTCATTTTAGAGGGCAGGTAATTCCGGAATCAGTGGAATACTCGTCGCAACTGATAATAAAATCCCTGGAGTCCATAAATCTTAGCAGGGCAATAGATGACACCACCAGCAAAATAATTACCCAAAAATAAATCACTATCTTGGCGGCAATAAAGTCCCAGATATCTTTTAGTACCTCTGGGATTCTGTCAATTGGATTAATCATTTTGATAGGGTTCTAAATAAGTGGATAAGTCCTCATAGTCATCAAGAGGAAAGTTATTAATCTCCTGAACATTATCAAGACTCAACGCCATGGGTGCAACATTCTCTAAATCGACCCTGACAAACTCATTGCCACATCGGGTACACCGGGCGTAAAATTCTTTCGTTCCCACCCTGACGTTTTGACACCCACATCCCCATTTAGTAAGACTCGATCTCCCCTTCTCCTTTTTCCCGATTTCAAACCAATCAAATCTCCTGCCCCTTACCTCGAACGTTGGAACGTCTGCCGGTCTCTCGATTCCCATTTCGCGCATTAAAATCGCGAAAGGTGATCCTTCATCAGCCGGAGCAAAGTGACAGCCGACATTGGGGACCACATTCAAACCTAACTGTTTAGCCATTTCACAAAATTCTTTATTGTGAGTTGATCTTCCCCGCCTATAGGGTTCTTTGCCATATTTTTGCTGTTTTAAATGCAACATCTCGTGGAGGAGACTTTCAGCCTGCGCCCACTGGCCAAACTTCCACACCTGTTTCCCTTCATTTTCAAAATAGTGAGCGGTGTTTAAAGTGATTTCGTGTAAAAGACCTTGGGGATTTCTGACCAGGGTATAGGCTGCTAAAATATTATTATTCCTCATATCCTCAAAGGAGATGACCGGATCAGGAACCTGGCTTCGATCTGTTCTTAGTATTGGGTCGACGAGTCGATCTCGAAAGATAACAGCTAGACGATATAAATAGGCTGCTTCTTCCTTGTATTTCCAATCAATTGCACTTTCGGCGTTCTTTCTAACCGCTGGTTGAGGATCATAGACAGAGATAATTATTTCCCCCATAGATTATTTAAACACTAGAGTATTTTTTTATCAACTCCAATAAATCTAAATTCTTGACAGTGGTTCGTCTGACCTTCATAGCACCTTCGTAATACTTGGGATAGTTCTCTTTTAACCATTCTACAAATTCAAGTGGTTGCTGGTGGCTCCACCTCAAATGACAAAAATAGCACAAAGTTATGGCGTTATCTTCGTTCCACCTTCCGGCTAGATCACGCCTGCCGGCTATGTGGGCACATTGTAAAGTTTCCGTTTTTCCACATTTTAAACAGCGACCATCTCGTTTTCTAATCCACTTTGAAAAAAGAACATCTAGCTTTTTAGTTAGCTTCTTTCTTTCCTTTTGGGTCATTTCTTTTTTAGCTTACCGATTAAAGTAATTCCATACTCTGTCTCCCCTTGTTCCTGACAATACATAATGGCTTCCTCTAAAGTTTTAAACTTCTTGGGATTAAACGTTCCATCTCCCTGAAAATATGTTACCTTAAAAGTCTTGAGATTTAGTATTAAACCGTTATCGGACGACATCCATCTCCTTTAGCTTTTGATAGAGTTTAGCCTTCTCTTTACCGTGGAATAATCGTTCTTTAGCGTGACGCTTTAGTATTTTTTTAGACTTCTTTCTCCTCAAAAACTTTTCTTCAAAAGGTTTCATTTCTTTTTTAACTGTTTAAGTCTAACTTCAAATTCAGCTAAAGCACTATTCCAACCAACATCGTAGCCAGTTTTATCCTTTTCTTTTTTAATCCACATAATCTTTATAATCTCTTTTACTTTCTCAAGTGTTTCATTGACCGAGAGTTGGTGTTGGTGGGTGAGAAGGGAGTCCAAATCTTCTATTGTTTTTAGACTATTCAAAATATTGGTTAGTCTAATTGTTCTATTCACAGATTTAATCATTCCTTTCTCCCACTCTAATTGTTTCTTCATTTATTCTTTTTAATTTTTAACTTTGGTGTGACATCTACAAACTTACACCCCATTTGTTTTTCAAAAAAATCAATAAACAGTTTAGTTTTTGGATCTACCGTAGATTTGTCTAAATTCCAGGTGTGAATTATTTTAGGTTTCATAGAAATTATAAAAATTTATAGCGGTAAGAATTATCCAGAACACAGTCCAACCTAAGTCGTGATTATGCATTTCCGTAGATAGTCCCCATAGACTTCCAATTACAGCCAGTCCGTCAATCAATTTTAATAATTTATTTTTCATTTCTTCTTTTTAATTTTTAACTTCTTCTGTAAATCTAAATGTTCTCCGCTAGTTTCAACAC